AAGGGTTCTGACCCCGAATACTCCGCGATGGGGTCAGAGCCCTTTGCCCATGGCAAAGGGATCCGACCCCGGCCGCATCAGGCAACGATCAGCGTCACGTCGATGTTGCCGCGGGTCGCGTTGGAGTACGGGCAGACGATGTGTGCCTTCTGCACCAGCTCTTCCACCTGCTCGCGCGGCACGCCCGGCACGTTGATGGTCAGCTCGGCTTCGATGCCGAAACCGGTCGGGATCTGGCCGATGCCGACCTTGCCGGTCACGGTGGTGTCGGCCGGCAGCGCGACCTTGGCTTGGCCGGCGACGAACTTCAGTGCGCCCAGGAAGCAGGCCGAATAGCCGGCAGCAAACAGCTGTTCCGGGTTGGTGCCCGGGCCGCCAGCGCCGCCCAGCTCGCGCGGGGTCGACAGCTGGATGTCCAGCACGTTGTCGGACGAGACGGAACGGCCTTCACGGCCGCCGGTGGAGGTGGCCTGGGCGGTGTACAGAACCTTTTCGATGGACATCGGGATGCTCCTGGTCAGTGGGTGGGTAGTGCGTTGGAGCTTACTTTGCCCGGATTCTGCACACCGTTGGTTGCAATAAATCCGAAAAATTTGATTGAACGTCCTGCCGGCTTAGATTGTCCATTCCCGGTCGGTGGTGAACATGATGGTCAGCCAGCGGTCCGGCGACGATTCGCCCAGCGCATCGCCGATCTCGTCACGCAGGTGATCCCACTCCAGCAGGGGCCGCGGCGGATCGTCCTCACGCACCACGAAGAACAGCTCGATCTGCTCGCCACGGCCCACCTGCGCCACGTAACTGCGGTGCTCGACGAAACCGTGCTTTGCAACAATCGCCCGCGCCACCGCATCCACATGCGCCTGCAGTTCGGGCGGGGTAACCAGCAGGATGCCGGCCAGCGCGCGCCGCACCGTGCCCAATGGCGCGATCATCACCAGCACGCAGACGAAGGCGAGGATGGCCGGATCGATGTACGGGCCGACCCACGCCAGCGACGTGCCACGCACCAGCACGCCACCGAGGAAGGCCAGCAGATAGCAGGCCGACATGCTCGCGGCGATCACCCAGTTCTTCGCATCCAGTGCGATGAACTCCGAACCGATGCGCTGGTTCGCACGCAGCACGAACCAGGCCAGCGCGCTTTCAGCCACGATCGACAGTGCCGCGAAGATGATTGCGGGGCCAAGCGCGATCTGTCGCCCACCCGACATCAGCGCATCGACCGCATTGACCAGTGCGTACAACGCCGCACCGATCATCAGCGTGCCACTGACTCCCAGCACGATCGGTTCCAGATGCCAGAAGCCCATGGTGAAGCGCTGGTTCAAACGCGACTGCACTGCGTCGGTCTGGGTGGACAGCGCGATCAGCCGCGCGACCAGTAGCGACAGCCACGTCATCACCACGTCGATCAGGCCGTAGATGCCATCGAAGATGATCAGCGACGAATTGGCCAGCAGGCCGAATACCACTGCGGCGGCAGCCAGCAGCAGCGAGGCGGCGATGGACAGCCGCAGCACACCCTGCTCGGTGCGTGGATCGAGGAAACGTTCGGAACGGGAAGACATGCAGAAATCCGGCTGGGAAAGCGCCGCGGAAGCGGTGCCGCACCATTCTATCCAGACCACCGCTCGCCTCTGTGACTGCACCGGCGCAGGGCCCGGAAAAGTCACCAGACTGGTGACGGTTTACGGATTGACGGGTGCACACCTCAGGCGTATCTTTTCAACCACGATGACATACAAGCCTCTGGCGACCGCCGGGGGCTTTTTGCGTTTACGCCGCCCGTCGGCGCCTTGTCATCGTATTTGCGGCCCTGCCAGTCCTGGTGGGGCCGTTTCTGTTTCCACCCCGACCCTGCCCTTTTCGCACCGTCCTCGATGACAGCGTGCGGCGTAGCCGCGTGCGCAGGGTCGGGGCATCCAACATCCATCAACGAAGGAGGATTCGATGCCCCTGCTGACACTTGAGCAGTGCCGCATGCACTGCCGTATCGACGGCGACTACGACGACGCCATTCTGGACGACCTGCTGGCCGCGGCGACCGACGCGGCGTCGGCCTACCTGCGGCGGGCGCTGTTTGCCGACCAGGCGGCACTGGATCTGGCGCTGGACCAGTTGCCGCAGGACATGGCGGCGGCGGTGACCGGGCATGAAGCCGCGGTCGCCGCCGCCAATGCCGAGACCAACGCGGCCAAGGCCAAGGCCATGCGTGACGTCGCTGATCGTCGCCTGGCCGTGGCCACTGAACGCAGCGCGCAGCTGCTGCAGGGCCTGCCGGCCAACGACAGCATCCGCGCCGCGGTGCGCCTGCTATTGGGCCATCTATATGCGCATCGGGAAGCGGTGGTGGTTTCCACGCACGCCTTGGATGTACCGGTCGGTGCTGCCGCCATCGCGATGGAGCTGCCGTTTGGCGTCGCCGCACTGCTCGATCCCTACCGACTGGCGGCGACCCCATGAACGCCGGTCACTTCAACCGTCGCATCCGCATCGAGCGCCAGGATGGGCGCGTCGATGCCTGGGGCCAACCTCTGGATGCGTGGGTGAGCGTTGCCGATCTGTGGGCGGCAATTCCTCTTGAACGTGCCGACACGGTACAGCGGGTGAAGCTGGACAGCGGGCTGTCCGCAGCGATCCGCCGCCAGCGCTTCCAGGTGCGCCTGACGCCGGCGCAGCGAGCCGGCATTGGCATCGGAATGCGCATCGCGCACGACGGCCACACGTTCGATATTACCGGTGTGGTGCCCGACCTTGGCACGCGCCACGCCGCCGTGCTGTTCACCGAACAGCTGGCTGCAACCGCCTGAGCGAGGACACTGCGATGAGTTACGAACCGAAGCTGCAGCAACTGCTTGGCGGATTGCTGCAGGGGCGCCTGTACCCGGATGTTCCACCGGACCGAGTCACCTATCCCTGCGCGGTCTACCAGCAGGTGGGTGGGCAGGCGCTGTGGTTCAACGAAGGGTCCATCCCCGACCAGAAGCACGCTCGCGTGCAGCTGACCGTCTGGGCAGACACCCGTGCCCAAGCCAACACCCTGATCCGTGACATCGAAGATCAGGTCTGCGCGGGTCTGCCGAAGTCTGAATCCTTTGGCGCCGCCATTGCCGTGCATGAACCGGCACTCAGGAAGTACGGCGCACGGCTCGATTTCGGGCTGTGGTACGCCAACCCGTAGTTCCACTGCTCCACGTACCACCTGAAGCCCGGCACACGCCGGGCTTCGTCTTTTTCAATCCACATGAGGAAATGCAACATGGCACTCAAGCTTCCCAAGGGCACCCAGTTCGGCTTCGCACCGGTCGTCTCCACCGCCATCGCCACGAGCGCGATCTCCAAGGCTGCGCCGGCACTGGCCAGCGTCGCCGCCAACAGCGTCGACACCGGCGATGTGGTGGTCATCGAGCTGCCGGGTTGGCCGGCCCTGAACAACCGCGCTACCCGCGCCGGTGCCGAAGCCACCGGCAGCGTTGAACTGCTGGGCATCGATACCACCGACAACGTGCTGTTCCCCGCCACCAGCGGTGCCGGCGTGCTGCGCAAGGCCGGTGCCTTCGTCGACCTGGACCAGCAGGGCGACCCGACCACCGCAGGTGGCGAGCAGCAGTACTGGAGCGGCACCCTGCTGGAGGACCCGACCGGTCGCCAGGTGCAGATGCCGACCTTCAAGAACGCCAAGACCATCACCCTGCCGCTGTTCTACGATCCGAAGAAGCCGTGGTACTCGGCCCTGAAGAACGTCGACGCCAAGGGCGAACCGGTGATCCTGCGCGCCAAGCTGGTCGGTGGCGACGTGCTGTACTGGTACGGTTACCTGAGCTACAACGGCGACCCGACGATGGCCGCCAACACCCCGATGGGCACCACCGCGACGTTCACCGCGCTGGCCGACTCCATCCTGGTCGAGGGCGCCTGATGTTCCAGGTAAAGGCGCCAGAGAGCTTCAAGAGCACCCTGACCATCATCGGTCATGGTCGCGAGCAGAAGCTCAATCTGACCTACCGGCACCTGCCGGTGGCCGACTATGCGCAGCTGCTGGAGCACCTGGGCGATGACACGCTGAGCGTGGCCCAGGCGATCCTGGACATCGTGGTGGATTGGGATGCCGACG